TGTTCCTTCTTCGCGTCTTTGTCTGCATAGATTGTTGTTTCCATATTAGTTACTCCTCCTTATACTTAATTCTGCCCCGTGCCGACTTGTCACGGCAGACGGGGCATTACAGCCGGGTTACCCGGCTTAGAGGACTAATCAGGTCTGGCTGATTAGTCCCCTAACTCCTTACCTTACTACCCAGCAGTTAGTGGCAACCAGATTGCTCTCGTTGCCACAGTGCCAAACTGCAACGGCCCTGTTGTCGTCAGTCAACTCTACCGTTAACTTTGCATCCTCGGATGTGCTGTCAGTGATGATAGTGCGTGGATCAAATTCAATCGGCGCAGAAATCAGCCTGGCAGCCAATTCGCCGTTGTCATCTATCTCGGCATCAACATCAATGGAAAAATACATCTCTTTACTGGGGTCGCTACTGCGTTTCCATTTCCCCATTTGATCTACTGACATTTCAATAATTTTCAGCAGCACGGCCTTGTCGATGTCCGACTCCGGGATAAGTGTCCTCTCTGTTCTCTCTGATAGTTTCATCTCATTTGCCTCCTGTTTGTTAATCTCAATTGGTCTTACACTAGCATTATACCCTATTAATACCCTAATGTCAACCATTATTTTGGGCATTTTGAAAATATTTTTGGATTTTTTTTCCTGGAGCTGTTTTTACAGTTGGGCTTTCCGCGCGGAATATATCGTAGAATACCGTAACCTACGACCATGCACCCCTGAGCGACAATCCTCGAGAGTCTAGTAACTCAGATATCTTCTTTCCGAATTCTTTATTTATACGTGGACTACTTCTCATAATTACTTGTTGTTGAGTTAAAAACACCAACAGCATTCTACCCCCCTACCAGTTTCAATGTCAATAAGATTTAACAGAGATTTACAAGTAGTGTCATTGCATATTCCAACAACAATGGTAAAATACAATTGTTGGAGAATCCACCAACAACGGAGGAAGCAATGACCGGAAAAGATATATTGGCTGAAAGGAAGCGTAGAGGTATAGCACAGACTACTTTGGCAAAAGCAGCGGGTGTTGATCTGGCAGTTATCAGCGCCATTGAGCGAGGAAAACTCCAGATTGCCCCCGCTGAGTTGCTTCGGCTGTGGGGAATCCTCGATTCTATCAAGCCGCAAGATCAAACACATAACGCTGCTTAGGCACATAATCCACCTTCCAATCGATCTAATTTACCCAGGGAAGGCGTGAGATAAGCAGTAAACAGTGGGGATTGAAGAGGCTGTTTTGCACAAATTATGACAGGTAAGCGTTAAGATGTCTACTGATATAATTACCAGTTTTCATAGCAGAGCTTCAGGGAGGGGCGAAATCGGCATGGAGCTGCATAGGGGCGAGAGGCTGGGGACGGGAGAGTCGAGCAACATCGTTAGCGGTGATACGTCCGGCTCTCCCAAGCCCCAAACGGATTATAGCTTGGATGCAAATGATATGTCTACATCGGACTACACCGGCACACAGGCGCAGCTCCTATACATTTGCGGATGGCTTTCCCGACAGCACGATAGACAAAACAAACAGAGAGGAAAGGAGTTGTGAGCGTTATGTCCACACAAATGACCGTGACACCATCCGAGGAGTATGAGCAGCTCCGCCGTCAGGCCACAAAATGCGACTGCTGCCACAAAGAGCCTGCCGTCAGAGCCTACGAATTCCGCCGCCGTCTTCCCGGTGGTAAGTTCGGCCCGGCAGAAGGTCGTGTGGAAATGTGCCTCAGATGTCAGGTCCTCAGGATCGGCGACTACTATCCGATGGACGCAGGCCCGGCTGAGAGCCTGTTTGCAATCCACGAATACGCCAAGATGCACCTGTTCGAGTCGCTCATTGGCGACTGCTACAGCATGGACGTGGAGGGCACCGTCAAGTATCTGGAGCGAACCTTCCGGGGCAAACGCCCGAGATCGATCAGGAGGATATTAGACCGGGCCAGGGAGGGCGTCGTGTCCTACAAGCTCTTAACAACAAGGGTTAAGAACATCGGGCCCAAACAGCGGACTGGTGAAGACAGGCCGAAGTCGCTGTGGGCAAGGGTAGTCGACATTTTCAAAGCCGGCTGCTCCAATGTGGAGGCTATGGCTGAGGCCGCATTGCAGCGGGACAACATCTACACCAGATGGTTTGGGATTATCCTCGTTGCGCTGATTGTCACATTCGTTGGGTTCCAAGGACTCCGCGCGTGGATGGGGATGTGAGGTGGTCTCAATGCTGACACCCGATCAGACCAAGCTCCTGCAGATGGCTTACGATCAGGCTTATGAGGCCCGCCTGACATTGGCCGGGCTGATTCCCACACTCAATGTAGGCCAGGTAGCGGAGGTCGGCAAGATCATCGGAGCCTGCCTCATCATCCAGAATAACGTCGGCAATGTCCTTAGCAGTTTAGGTATTCAATGCGGCGAAACAAGGGAGGTGAGGCCGGCCAAGAGCCAACCTGAAACCTGTGAGAAGCACATATAGCAAGAGGCCCGAATTCGGAGATTTCAAGTTTCCGAAGCCGGGCCGCCAAACAACAACCAATAGGAGTATATCACAATGAGTTCGACATTAACAGAGCTTGAGAATCAGATTGCCGAGACGTTCAGCCGGATTGAGCGCAAAGAGGTTGAGTTTCTATGCAAGCCGGTTGAGCAGCACATCAAAGAGATATTGGAGACAACTACTAATCTCACCGACGAGCAGATTGACCGGGCAACATTCGACCTGAAAGCGTTCGTTGAGAGATACGCGCGGATTAAGGGGAGGGGGTGATGCCGGTCAAAGACCAACCTGAGAAAGCCATTATCGAGAAGTGACGATGGCACGGATTTGGAAACTTGAAATCTCCAAATCCGGGCCAACTAAAACAACAACCAAGAGGAGTGTAGCATACTATGAAATCATTGGCAACTACCGAGAAAGCTCAGGCGATAGAGTTTGCTCAAAAGAAGAAGGAAAAGCTCTTAGATGAGCTAGGCTGCGCGTCTGTGGTAGCCAGTACAGAGTCGACATTGAAGGCGATTGAAGCGGCTCATATGGAAACGATTGTGTCCGAGCTGGATGACAACGGCAAGCCAATCTACAGCAATGCTGAGAAGCGGCAGGCAGAGTTGACCAGAAGGCTGAACGACAACAAAACCTACCAGGATTACAAGCGGATTGTTGATGAGCACAAAACCAAGGCCAAGATGTGCTCTATCGAGGCCACATACTGCTCGGACATGATACGCATCTTGTGCGCGTTCGGTGAGGCCAACCGGGAGGATTGACATGCCAAGAGCGCAGACACCACCTACACCAGACAGGAGGAGGAGCTACCCGGTCTATGGCCAAATGTCAGTCGACAAGGTGCTCACCCCGGAGCAGCTCGACATCTATGAGAACATGCTTTTGGTGCTCGAGCACTACGGCAAGAGTGAGCCCAGGCGCGAGAACGTTTACCGAGTCTATGACGACGGACGGCTCAGGATCCACTGCCCGGCCTACCTGTGCGGCAGGCCCTATGAGATATCGGTTCTTGTCGACGGCTCATGGCATGTGGTGTTCAGATATTACTGGCTCAAACCACTGGATGTTTTCCGCCCAGGTAGGTGGATCGACTACCTCGCTGAGATGGCAGTCGGCATAAGGGCCAGGCAGCATGAGTCAGCCAGCCAGGTCGCGCAGGCCAAGGCCAAAGAGGAACGGCTCGCGTTCGAGCCGATTGACGACAAGCGGACGTTTGGGGAAAGGGCGGCCTAAAATGACCGCTATAACAATCACTGTTGATTTTGAAAGGAACAAATAATGGCAATCGATCATCAGAATCAGAATACACAGTCTGCGCAGGCTGTGCAGTTGCCGACACAGAAGACTCCGGCCAAGTCCGACATCAGGGACTTTGTGACCCTGATCTACGGGCAACCGAAGATCGGCAAATCGACATTCTGCGCAGCGGCAGACGGGGCGCTGTTTATAGCGACTGAGCCGGGGTTGAACCACCTGGAGGTCTACCAGGTTCCGGTTAAATCGTGGCGAGAGTTCCTGGAGGTCTGCTCGCTATTAGCCAAGGGCGATCACCAGTTCCGCACCGTGGTCATCGACACTGTGGACAACCTGTACAAGTTCTGCACGGACTTCGTGCTCAACAAGCACGGGCTGCAGCATCAGAGCGATCTGGATTATGGCAAGGGCTACGATCTGATCAACACGGAGTTTAGTAAGAGGCTTACCGCATTGAGTTTGTTGCCATACGGCCTGATGATGACCTCTCACGCGCAGGAGAAGGAGGTCAAAACTCGGACCGGCAAAGAAACGAAGATCACGCTCACGCTGCCCAACAGCGCGAGGAAGATCGTCCTGGGTATGGCCGACTACATTTTGTATGCGGAGATCCAGGAGATCAGGGACGACCAGGGCGTCATTGTCGGATACGAGAGAGTGCTCCACACTCAGCCAACTACCATCTATGAGGCCGGGAATCGGACTCAGCACGAACTGCCGGACACCTTGCCGCTCAGCTATCAGGTATTCACCGACGCAATCAAGGAATCGGTCAAACGGAAATTGGGGC